TAAAGGGACAGAAAATTGAGATTCTGGAACGTGAAGTGATTGCCTCCGACCAGATTGCATTTGTAACACTAAAATTTGTATTTGACGGTGACTGGAAGAAGTTTCACAAGGTGGTGCAGTTTACCCAATGTGATGAAACATACAACCGTGTACTCGGCACTGATGGACTGTCCTGTTTGCTGCCTGCGGAACTTCATGCAGGTGCGGTAAAGCTATCCGTATTCGGATATGACGCTGACAATACAGAGGGATTAAGAGCGACAACAGTTCCGGTAACACTGCATATTCGTGCATCCGGATTTGTGGGTGAGGATACCGATTCTCCCATTCCGCCGACGCCTGATTTGTATACGCAGCTTTTACAGAAAATCGGTGAAGTGCAGCATGGGAAAGATGGTGCAGACGGCAAGGATGGAAAAGACGGCTTATCTGCATATGAACTTGCTGTGGAGAATGGTTTTACAGGGACACTTGCAGAATGGCTTGTTTCTCTCAAAGGGAAATACGGAGAAAATGGCGTGGATGGGAAAGATGGTGTGAATGGCTCTGACGGTAAATCTGCATATATCATTGCCGTGGAGCACGGCTTTGTTGGCACTGCAACAGAATGGCTGGAAAGCCTCAGAGGAGCTGACGGTAAAGATGGCTTGCCTGGAAAAGACGGTAAAAATGGTGTAGATGGCAAAGACGGAATAACACCTGATATGTCAAGTTATGCAACAAAAACAGATATTGCAGAGCTGCAAAAACAAATTGAAAGCATTTCCGGAATCAGTTATATTTCTGTATTTGAAAGCGGTTCTGATACTTTGCAGAAATACGGTGACAGCATTTACACCTATTACAACGATGGTTATCGTTCTCTTGCAGGTTTTGCGGAGAGTTATCCGCATTTCTGCTCTGCTGAAAATGATTATGCCCTGTATTTCAATCAGAACGATTTCAGTTGGGCAGGAAATGTTTTTGTGATGTTTCTGACACCTGTCGCAATTACTTCAAAAATGAAGCTGCTTTTAAGCTATATGGTCGGTGCATCACAGGACGCTGAATTTTATCTTATTCCGAAGGCAGATAAAACAGGGTCGGAATTGGCTCAGTATATCTATGAAGAAATCAAAGCAGAAAATGCTTTGAAATTATCATTTCAATGGCTTTATTCCGATACGTCCATTTCAGTGATGCAGTCACTGGAAAATGTGTCGGATGGAGAATATTACCTTGCCTTCCAAGGCACATCGGATAATTCCCATCCGATGGTGAAATCTATCAAATTTATGAAAGGGTGATGTTTATGAAAGAAACAATCTGTATGATTGCAGGCGTGGTGGGCGGAGTGATTACCACACTGCTCGGCGGCTGGGATTCCGCATTGGCAACACTTGTAGTTTTTATGGGCATTGACTTTGTGACAGGTGTCGTAACAGCTGTCATGGGCAAATCCAAGCACAGCAGCAGCGGTTCTCTCAGCAGTAAGGCAGGCTGGATTGGGCTTGCGAAGAAGTTCTGCATTCTGCTCATGGTGGTGGTTGGTGTCAGAATTGATATTCTCGTTGGCACAAATTATATCCGTGATACCGTGTGCATCAGCTTCTGTCTGAATGAGCTGCTCTCCATTGTGGAGAATACCACACTCATGGGAATTCCGTATCCGCCGGTAATCAAGAAAGCAATTGACGTTCTGCAAACAAAGGTAGGCAGAGCTGAGGAACAACTGAAAGAAAGTGAGGATGATAAGAATGGCAATTCTGAAACCTGATACAACCACAACAATGAACGGTGTAACCGTAAATGAATACTTACTCACAAAGCACAATCCAAATCATATCGCAATGCCCTCCGCTTCTATGGAGGGTAAAATCATCGGTGTAACAGTTCACAATACCGACTGGATTTCTGTGGCAAGCGGAACGACACCTGCGGAGCAGTATACAAGAGCAACTGTTAATGGCAATATGAAAGATGTCAGGGTGCATTATTACGTTGATAATACCTGTGCATGGCAGAATCTGCCCCACAGCCTGAGCGGCTGGCACGCCGCTGATGGTAGTGGCAATGGCAATCGTAGAACAATTGCGATCGAGTGCATTATGTCATCTGCGTATAATGTGACAGATAAGAAGTCTGAGGACAATTGTGCAAGATTGGCGGCAGCTTTGCTGAAAAAATACAATCTTGATATTAACCACCTCTTTACCCACACCCACTGGCTCAATGTCAGGGACGGAAAATCGGGTACTGTGGATTATCTCAATACTGCAAGAAATCCGTACAAGATGTGTCCGCTGTATATTTTGCCGCACTGGTCCGCTTTCAAGTCAAAGGTGCAGTCTTACATGAAATCAGGTACTTCTGTATCGAAAAATCCGACAACAAAGCTGCTCTACAGAGTTCGCAAAAGCTGGAGTGACGCAAAGTCTCAGATTGGTGCATTTTCTTCTTTGGACAATGCAAAAAAGGCATGTAAACCAGGATATTATGTGTTTGATGCAAACGGCAATGTTGTCTATCCAACCAAAAAGTCCGTTGACGAAATTGCCCGTGAAGTCATTCAGGGCAAATGGGGTAATGGCACTGACCGCAAAAAAAGACTTACAAATGCCGGATATGATTACAATGCCGTGCAGAAGCGTGTGAATGAACTGATGAAATAATATGTCAAATATGTCCCTGAGTAGTTTTTCGGAACTGCTCAGGGATTTTTTCTTTTAGGGGCTAATTTTCTGGAGCTTTTAGCGGACTGTATGGTAGGAGGTGCTGCTTGTGACAACAGAAGAAAAAAGAACCGTTGAGCTTTTGCGGCAAAACGGAAAAAGCAATGCAGAAATTGCAGAGCATTTGCATATATCGCCCAACACTATTAAGTCCTATCTGAAACGCAAGAAAAGAAGTGATAACTCTTGCCTGATGTGTGGCATTACCATTACACAGACACCGCATAGAAAGAAGAAAAAATTCTGCTCCGACCACTGTCGACAGAAATATTGGAGAAAGAATGCAGGAAGAACCTCCGCAATGAAAGAAGTCGTCTGTGCAGGATGTGGAAAGAAATTCTATGCCTATGAAAGCAAACAGCGTAAATACTGCTCACTTCTCTGCTATCACGGAGGTATTGCGGATGGACAGTGAAAAATTACAAAAAATCAGCACCTATAAGGTCACACTTGCTGTTCTGAAAAAGTGGCGGAAAGACGGCATTATTTCGGAACATGAATTTCGTAAATGCGAGTTAAAAATTGCCGAAAAATTCGATATATCTTTGTGCAGTATATATCGTGAAACTGCTTGACTTTAGGTCGCTTCTGATTTAATATGTAACACTGAGGAGGGATACTATATGACACGCACCATAAAAAAGGTTGAATTTCTGCCTAAAATGCCAAAACTGCTGAACGTTGCCGCTTATGCCAGAGTGTCCAGCGGCAAGGATGCCATGCTGCATTCTCTTTCCGCACAGGTAAGCTATTACAGTGAAAAAATTCAGAAACACACCGGATGGAAATATTGCGGTGTGTATGCAGATGAGGCAGCAACAGGTACGAAAGACAACAGAGAACAGTTTCAGAAACTTCTTGAAAAATGCCGTGCTGGCAGCGTGGACTTGATTCTTACGAAATCCATCAGCAGATTTGCACGAAATACCGTCACATTACTTGAAACTATACGTGAATTGAAAGATTTAGGTGTGGATGTTTATTTTGAAGAGCAGAATATTCACAGTCTTTCAGCAGACGGCGAACTGATGCTGACGATTCTTGCAAGCTATGCACAGGAAGAAAGCCGTTCAGCAAGCGAAAATCGCAAGTGGCAAATCCGAAAAGACTTTAAAGAAGGCAAAATCGGGAGCATTACAATTTTCGGGTATCGGAGAAATGCTGACGGTATTCTGGAAATTGAACCCACGGAAGCAGAAATCGTTAAGATGATTTTTTCGGACTATCTTTCCGGAATGGGCGGTCTGAAAATTGCAAAGAAACTGAACGAAATGGGTATCAGAACAGCACAAAGGAATCTCTGGACATCTCCAAGAATTAAGGAATTGCTGTCCAATGAAAAATATGTCGGCGATATGCTTTTACAGAAATATTTCCGCAATAATCATATAGAAAAGAGAAAAATGCAAAACAACGGTGAACTTCCCAAATATCTGGTAGAGGACGCACATGAAGCGATTATTGACCGTGATACATTCCAAAAAGTGCAGGAGTTGATTGCACAAAGACAGTCAAAATTTTCTCATACAGGTTCAAAAAACCGCTATCCATTATCAGGAATGATACAGTGCGGATGCTGCGGAAAAAATTATCAGCGAAAAGTATTCAAGCAAGGTTCTGCATGGATTTGTGCCACATTTGCAAGGCGTGGAAAAAAATACTGTCCTGCTGCAAAGCAGATACCTGAAAACATTCTGCTATCCGTTCTTTGCGAGGTTTTAGAGTTGGAGAAGTATGACGACGACGCAGTTCTGAAATATATTCGGCAAATTATTGTTCCCGAACCAAACGAACTGATTTTTATCTTTTATAATGGTAAACAGGTTCAGAAACATTGGGAAAATCCGTCACGTTCTGAAAGCTGGACGGAAGAAATGAAACAAAAAGCAAAGGAAAGGAGTTTACAATGGCACGAAAAATCACAATGATTCCGCAGACCATTAATCCGCAGACACGAACGGCAATGGATACGAGAACAAAACGAAAAGTAGCAGGTTACGCCCGTGTTTCAACGGATTATGAGGAACAGATTACTTCCTACGAGGCACAGGTTGATTATTACACAAATTACATTCAAAGTCGTGATGACTGGGAGTTTGTCAAGGTCTATACAGACGCAGGCATAAGTGCGACAAACACACGGCATCGTGAGGGTTTCAATCAAATGGTGGAAGATGCACTTGCCGGAAAAATCGACCTTATCATAACAAAGAGTGTGAGCCGTTTTGCACGAAATACCGTGGATTCTCTTACTACTGTACGTAAACTGAAAGAAAAAGGAATTGAGGTTTACTTTGAAAAAGAAGGTATTTATACGCTGGACTCTAAAGGGGAATTGCTCATTACAATAATGTCAAGCCTTGCACAGGAAGAATCACGCTCCATTTCCGAAAACGTTACATGGGGACAGAGAAAACGCTTTGCAGACGGTAAAGTCAGTCTGCCATACAGCCATTTTCTTGGCTACAAAAAGGGAGAGGACGGCTTGCCGGAAATTGTACCGGAAGAAGCTGAAATTGTCCGCTTTATCTACAGAAGCTACATGAACGGTCAGACATCTTACGCCATTGCAAAAACTTTGACAGAACGCCATATTCCAACTCCGGCAGGCAAGGAAAACTGGCGGCAGTCCACCATTGAAAGCATTCTGACAAATGAAAAATACAAGGGCAGTGCGCTTCTGCAAAAGAAATTCACAACGGATTTTTTAACCAAAAAGACCAAAATCAATGAAGGAGAAGTTCCGCAGTATTACATAGAGGAATCTCACGAACCGATAATTTCTCCGGAAGATTTTGAAGAAGTGCAGGCTGAATTTACAAGACGCAAGAAGCTTGGCAGAAAATACAGCGGCAGTACGATGTTTTCTGCAAAACTGGTCTGCGGCGACTGCGGACACTTTTTCGGTTCAAAGATCTGGCACTCAACCAGTAAATACCGCCGTGTAATTTGGCAATGCAACAACAAATTCAAAGGAGAACATTTCTGTTCCACGCCGCATTTTTATGAAGATGAAATTAAAATACGGTTTATCTCCGCCTTTGCTGCATTTTTTCAGAACAGAGAAATGGTGCTGGAAACTTGCAGGATGCTGTTGGAGGATTTGTCCGATACTTCTGCTCTGGATACTAAAATAGAAATGCTGACCATGGAACTGAACGACATTGGTACTCTGATTCGTGAGCATATTCAGAAAAATGCGGAATCCGTACAAAATCAGGATTCTTACAACCTTCGCTACGATGAGCTGACAGAACAATACGAGAGAAAGAAAGGATTGCTCCAAAAAATGCAGCAGAAACGTATTGAGCACCAGAGTAGAATTGAATCAATGGCATCATTTCTGAGAACTCTTGAGAAAACCAACGAACCCATCGACTACTTTGATGACAGTATCTGGCGAACGACCATCGAGAAAGTAACCGTATTCCATGATGGCAGAATGGTTTTCCAGTTTGTTGATGGGACGGAGATTGAAGCATAAAGCAGGAAACCCACTATGGCATTAAGCTGTAGTGGGTGCTTTTTTTTGCTTTTCACAAGAAAACGATAACTGAAAAAGGGTGCATTTTTACTTTGGGAGGGTGCATTTTTTGCCCACAAGAAAACGATTACTTTTCTCAAAACGCCCCAAAGTGTGAAATCAAAGCGTATTTTTCACCGAAAATCTTAAATAAGAAAACGATAAAAGCCTGAAAACAACGAAGTTTTCAGGCTTTTTGACAATGAAAATGCACCCTTATTTTGTATCAAAATAAGGGTGCAGGTATGGAAAAACACTTAACCTTTGATACAATCATGCACTCCCTTTGCAGGGGGTGTGCAAACAGTACCGAAAGGGTGTGCAGTGGGTAACCACTGCCTTTGACAAACCCGGAACACCGAATTCATTCGTTTTGCTTGTAATCTATATTACACTATTTTTCTCGCAAAGTCAAGACAAAAAAGCAGATTTGTGTAATGTTACAAATCTGCTTTTCGTTTTATGTGAAAAATTAATAATGCTGCGATTCAGAATCAAACGGTTATTTCAGTACCGTTTTTAAACCGAAATTGCAATTCTCCCTTTTCACAGATGGTCACTGTTTCAATCGCAGTAAGCCACACGTCCGAACTGAAAACCTTAATCGGCTCTTTTCTCTTTTTTATCTGCTCCATGAAATCTTGGATCACAGTAGTTTTATTTATGCGGTCTAATTTTTCAGCCTGCAATTTCTGATATTTTGCTTTCAACGCCTCGTACTCCCGCTCATAGGATTGGTACTCCAGCGTATATTCTGGCTGCTTTTGAACCGTTCGACTATTGATCACAACCATTTCTCTTATGTTTTTTGTGATCTGCTTTTCCTCATCACCCAAAACACTCATTTTCGCATCCAAATCTGAACAGTCTGAAAAAGCATGCAGCAACATCTCGCAAAGACTCAAAACGCTCCCTTTATCAGTAAGCAGCTGATTATAGGCTTTCAAAAAGCCTTGCTTTATCGTGTCCTCATCAATATGCGGTGTTTTGCAATAACAATCATTCGTATATTTCTTGTTGCATCGCCATATCACACGTCTGTAACGGCTATTAGAGTGCCAAATCTTAGGACCGTAAAAACCGCCACACTCGCCACAGACGATTTTGGCTGTGAATATATTGCCGCTGTGATAGCGTTTTCCCAGTTCTTTTCTCCTTGCCATTTCCGCCTGCACCAATTCAAATTCCTCTGGTGAAATAATTGCAGGGTGGCTCTCTTCCACATAATATTGAGGAACCTCACCCTCATTCACTTTGGTCTTTTTTGTAAGAAAATCCACAGTAAATTTCTTTTGCAGCAGAGCAGAACCCTTGTATTTTTCATTAGTCAGAATGCTTTTCACCGTACTGAGATGCCATTGCTCTTTCCCAGATGGTGTCGGAATGCCTTTTTCAACCAAAATACAAGCGATTTTATATGGCGTCATGCCCTCCATAAACCAGCGATAAATACTGCGAACGATTTCTGCCTCCTCCGGCACAATTTCCGGCAAGCCATCTGCTCCTTTTCGATACCCCAGAAAATGCTTGTATGGTAGACTTACTTTCCCATCGGCAAAACGCTTTCTCTGCCCCCAAGTTACATTCTCCGAAATGGAGCGGCTCTCCTCCTGTGCCAGACTGGACATAATGGTGATCAACAGTTCACCTTTGGAATCCAGCGTGTAAATGTCCTCTTTTTCAAAAAACACCTCCACGCCTTTTTCTTTCAGTTTTCGCACCGTAGTCAAGGAATCTACGGTGTTTCGTGCAAATCGGCTGACTGACTTGGTGACAATCAAATCGATCTTACCGTCCAGAGCATCTGCCACCATCTGATTGAATCCATCACGATGCACTGTGCTGGTTGCACTGATGCCCTCATCGGTATAGACTTTGACAAACTCCCAGTCCTCACGCTCTTGAATATACTTGGTATAATAATCGACCTGTGCCTCGTAGGAAGTGAGCTGCTCCTCAAAATCTGTAGAAACACGTGCATATCCGGCAACTTTTCGCTTTACTTTCTGTGTTGTCGGCAGGTGCGTTTGCAGACTGATTGTTGGCGGTATTACAGTTACTTTTCGACCCATTTCTGATTCCTTTCTCGTGCGGCTTGTTTCATTTCCTCTGTCCAACTTTCTGCCCTTGATGGGTATTTCCAATGCCGTATATCAGATGTTCCATCGTGAAAGAAAAACTGCACCTCAAACGGTTTCGGAATCACAATATGGTGAATATTATCCCGAAATACAGCCGTATCAAATTCATCCAATTTAAGTACATCACAGATTAGAGCATATAGAATTGATTCCGGAATTTGCTTTGAACCGGGGCAGTACTTTTTTCCTCTCCTCAAAAAAGTGGCACACATCCAGATGATTCCTTGTGGGAGTTGTTTTCGTTGATAGTTCTTTCCGCATAATCCACAGATAATAAGGCCACTAAGCGGATAACGGTTTGTAGCACCATCATGGGTGTATTGCTCATGTCGCTGAGCCAATATAGCCTTTGCTTTGGCAAACGTTTCAAGGTCAATAATTGGCTCGTGGGCTTCCTCTACATAATATTTTTGAAGTTCTCCCTGATTTCTCGTTTTTTTCTTTTCGATATGGTTATTGCGATAGTACTTTTGGAGCATGAGATTTCCGATGTATTTTTCATTTGTCAGAATTTCACGAATTCTTGGGTTTGTCCATAGGTTTCCTTGTCGAGTTGGTATTCCCATCTCGTTGATCTTATTTGCGATTCTCTGTTGTCCCATACCGGAAATATAATCTGAGAAAATCATACGAACAAGTTCTGCCTCATTCGGTTCGATTTCCAAGACTCCCTCTGCATTTCTGCGATAGCCCAAAATCGTAATACTACCGATTTTTCCAATTGAGAAATCTTTTCGGATTTGCCATTTTCGATTTTCACTGGCAGAATAACTTTCCTCCTGTGCATAGGATGCCAGAATGGAAAGTAGCAGTTCGCCATCTGAACTCATGGAATGAATCCGCTGTTCCTCAAAATAGACATCAACGCCCAGCGATTTCAATTCCCGTACCGTTTCCAGCAGGGTAACCGTGTTTCGTGCAAAACGAGAAATAGACTTTGTCAGAATCAAGTCAATTTCTCCCTGTCTGCATCGGTTCAGCAGCTTTTGAAATTCCGCCCGATTTTCCTTTGTTCCCGTCAATGCCTCATCTGCATAAACACCGCAGAACAGCCATTCTGGATTGCTCTGAATCAGCTGATTGTAGTAACTGACCTGCGATGATAGAGAATGGAGCATGGCATCCTTTCCGCTGGATACTCTGGCATAGGCTGCCGTCCGTTTCAATGGAAACTGCTTTTTCTGCGGAAATACAACTTTTTGTATCACTCGTGCCGTGATAACCTCCCCCTTTCCGATGACATATTACCGTATGATCGGACGAGAGTCAAGGAATATACTGCACGAGTTTATGCCGCATTCCTTGGCTAAGATGTCATGCACACGCCGATAATCTTCTTCTGTTATTTTTCGTTCAGCAAGAAGCGTTTTCAAAATTTGCACCGCTGCCTTGTACTGCATGATCTTGTCCCAGACTTCTTCTTGACTTACCGTAGCAACTGCGTGAGCAGTACTTTCTGTTTTTGTTGCCATAGCTTACAAACACCTTTCCACAAAATTGACAGGTACAATCATAATTTGCTTTCTTATTCAGCTTTTCTGAATTGGCATACCACCATTTCAAGCGACACGTATCTGAACAGAACTTCTTTTTTCGATGCTTGGGTGTCATCACTAAAGTAGCACCACAACAAGGACACACTGCTGTTTTTCGCCTGCAATAAGAGGCGATTGTATTTACAGACACCCCAAGAATGCCAGCAATTCTTTTATAACCGTTTCCTTGCTCTCGCAAAGTGTCAATTTGCTCTTTTTGACTCTGCGTCATTTCATCTTCCTCCCGTATCTAAATTTTGTAGTGACCCAGAAAGGCTCACCATCATAAATACAGTCGAAAAAAGGGTCGAAAAATCGAACCCCCTCTTGAAAATTCAAATGAACGCAAAAAAAATCCCTGCACCGGAGTTTTTCTCCGAATGCAGGGATTTCTTCTTGCCAAATAGGACAAAGCGTGATATAATAGTTGTAGCAGCAAAAGGCGGTGGCAAGTCCGCCCTTTGTTGTTTCGTTTCAAGGTCGGTTGATTTCAATCGACCTTATTTCTTTGCCTCTTTAATGACTTCGTCAATCAGTTCGAGGGCTTTTTCTTTGTTGTCACTCTCCAAAAGTGCTTTGATGGAAAGCAAAAGCGTCAAAAGTTCAAGCCGTGTCATGTCCTCTTTCATGCTTCCTCCTTTCTCGTCTTGCCCCGGTATTCGTGGCTAGGTTCTCCCCTAATCCACTGTACACAGTATACCATAAGTTAAACCTATAGTCAAGCTAGTTTGGAGATGTTTGTAACAGTACACAAACGGCTTTTTGGTAATTTGTGTAGTTTATGGTTTGTAACAAAAAGATATAAGCAAAAATAAAAAAGAATAGATCAGAGGTTCATTTTCGCAACTGTTACTTATTGTATGTTGACTTATTGTAGTCAATGTGGTATAATAAAAAAGAGGTGTTGCACATGGATGCAATTCAGGTATTTTCACATAATCTTAGAAAATACAGAAAGATACTTGGAGTATCTCAAGAAAAATTTGCTGATATGGCTGGCTTACATAGAACATATATCAGTGCTATTGAATGTGGTAAACGTAGCATAGCCTTAGACAACATTCAAAAAATAGCGGATGCACTTGGAGTCGAAACGTATCTTCTATTCATGAAAGATGAAGAATAAGGGGGGGATAAACAATGCCGGCTTCTGTTGTAGATTTATTTTGCGGAATTGGTGGTTTAACTAAAGGTTTGGAATTAGCAGGATTAAATGTAATTGCAGGCATTGACCTTGATGAATCATGTCGATATGCATACGAAGCCAATAGCCATTCACAGTTCATTGCTGGAGATGTTAACACTATTAATTCTGATAGTCTGATTTCGCTATACCCTAGCAATGACTTACGAATTCTAGTTGGCTGTGCTCCATGTCAGCCTTTTTCAAAATACACTCAACGCTACCGAAAAGAAGGACATAAGGATGATAAATGGCGTCTATTATACGCATTTTCAAATCTTATTGACAGAATACAGCCAACAATTGTATCAATGGAAAACGTTCCAGAATTGATTAAGGAATCCGTTTTTGTCGATTTTATAAACCACCTTAAAGCGTCTAATTACCATTGCTCTTGGGAAATTGTTTATTGTCCCAATTATGGAGTCCCTCAACGTCGAAAACGCCTTGTATTGTTGGCTTCACAATTGAATGATATTAATTTAATTGCCCCAACACATAATGAATCTAATTATTTAACTGTAAGAGATGCAATAGGCAAGCTTCCACCATTAGCGGATGGAGAATGTGACCGTAATGATGTGATCCATTGTACTGCTAAAATGTCTGAAATAAATTTGAAAAGAATACGTAGTTCAATTCCCGGTGGAACTTGGAAGGACTGGAGTGATGATTTGCAATTAAGTTGTCATAAAAAGAAAACCGGAAGAAGTTATGGAGCTGTATATGGTCGAATGAAATGGGATGAACCTTCTCCAACAATAACTACGCAATTTTATGGTTATGGGAATGGACGGTTTGGTCATCCCGAACAACATAGAGCTTTATCCTTTAGAGAAGGAGCATTATTACAATCCTTTCCTGCAAATTATAAATTTGTAGAAAATGAATCGGCATTTAATAGAAGAGAATTGGGAGTTCACATTGGAAATGCTGTACCAGTTGAATTAGGCAGAGCAATAGGTATAAGTATCCAAAAGCATCTTAATGAAATGGGGGTAAATTAATATGCAATCAATCACACCGGAGCAACGAAAAAATGCTGAAAATCAAATAAAAGCATTAAGAAAAGAAATTGATTATGATACACGAGATTACGCAATTGACTTTTTGGTTCAACAATATAGAGAAAATGAATTTTATATTCCTGATGAATATCAACGACAATATATATGGGAAAGCCAAAATAAAAACCGTTTCATTGAATCAATACTATTAGGTCTTCCAATTCCTTTTATGTTTTTTTCAGATGCTGACGATGGGAGATGCGAGATAATAGATGGTGCTCAACGTACACAGACATTAGAAGAATTCATGAATAATGAACTTAAGCTCTCTGATCTAAAAAAGCTAACTACTCTAAATGGGTTCACCTATGCAGATTTACCAGAATACTTTAAACGAAAATTCAATAAAACTACAATGCGAATAGTTGTATTATCAGATGAAACTACACTTGAAATTCGTCAAGAAATATTTAATAGAATTAATACTACTGGTATTCGTGCTAATCCAAGTGAAATTCGTCGTGGTAGTCATGCTGGTCCTTTTATGGATTTCCTTAAAGAGTGTACTAAAAATTCAACTTTCATTAGAGTGTGTCCAGTAAGTGAAACTTCTAAAAAACGATATGATGACCTTGAATTGGTGTTAAGGTTTTTCGCATTTTTAAATAACTACAAAAATTTTAATCATCGAGTAGATGAATTTTTAGACTCTTATGTAGAAAGTGTTAAGGATAGCTTTGACCAAAAAAAGTTTAAAATGGAATTCGAAAATATGCTGGCTTTTGTAGATAAGTATTTTGAAAACGGTTTCAAAAAGACAAAAACATCAAAATCAACTCCACGAGTACGGTTTGAAGCAATTGCCGTTGGAGTAGGTTTAGCTTTGAGGGAAAATCCAAGTTTAATTCCTAGTTCTATGGAGTGGCTCGGCAGCGAAGAATTTAAAATGCACACTACAACCCACGCAAGTAATTCGCCTTCTCGTGTGTCAGGACGTGTGGAGTATGTTCGTGATATGCTATTGGGTGGTGAAACAAATGCAGGAAACGATTGATACTTTTAATGAACGCATCCAAGAAATTGATTTATATTACGCTGCACTTAACGCACTTTATGAAGATGAAACTTTAAAATCAGATAATGACAAATATAACAAAAAGTATTTTAATGGCGATTTTTTAAAAATATTGAAATCCAATGCGTTACTCATGATTTATAACCTTGTTGAATCAACGATTATGGGCGGTATTATAGAGATATATGACGAACTACAACAAGAAGGAATCACATATCAACAAGTCCGACAGGAAATTCAAAAAATTTGGTTTAGATTTAAATTTAACGAAGCATATGATAAACAGGCACATTATAATACGTACAGAGAAAAAGCAGAAAGAATAATTAATTCTATTTTACATGGAGAGAAACTCATACTTGATCGCAAAGCCACAAATATTAGTGGAAATCTAGATGCGAAGAAAATACGGCAAGTATGCCGTGAACACGGAATCACCTTCAATATTGATCCGAATTGCAAAGGTGGCATTGTATTGGATGATGTTAAAGAAAAAAGAAATAATCTTGCACATGGTACACAATCTTTTGTTGAATGCGGAAGAGATTACACAATTGAAGATTTAAATAATATCAAAGAACAAACCACATTGTTTCTTAAAGGAATTTTAGACGGTATGAAAGAATATTTCGACAATAAACTATACCTATCTTCAAATTAAATTTTAGCAAAAGCGCTCCTGAACCCCACATTCAAGAGCGTTTTTTGCTACCTATAAACGAAATTTAACCGCTGTTTTATCCGTTCAATTTCTCGTCAATACTGGCAACGTGCTGCAAGATTTGCTGGAGTGTGTCACTATCGTTAGTGCCTTTTTTCGTGTCCTCATTCGGCTTGTCTGTAGTAGTTGTTGCATTTTTTGAAAATCCATTCAGCCCAGAAGCCTTGATGATCGCCGGATAATCCTGGTACGCATAGTCCAGATCCACCTCGCCGACAATGCCGGAAACGCTGCCTTTCCAGCTGTACTGCCACAGCCCATAATTCCCGGCATAGGATGATTTGCTCACATCTACATGAGACAGAAACACGTCATATCGGCTCTTTATATCGTCCCTGATACAGCTTTCCAGAGCCGACTTGAACGTATAAATCGCCGCATAATACCCGGCAGATTCCAACGCACTGCAAAACGCCTGACACAGGGCATCTGCATTTTGCAGACTTGCCTGTTCTTCGATGTCAAAGGCAATGGGATACTCGAACTGTTTTCCAGCCAGAGCAGACAGGCACACAGCAGCCTCCTGCTCCACTTCTGAGGCAGTTTTGGCGTAGCTGTACCAGTACGCACCGCAGGGGATTCCAAGCCGTTTGCATTCGCTGTAGTTCCGTTCAAACTGCACATCGATCTGGCTGGACTCTTTTCCGAAACCAGCCCGTAAAATCGCAAAATCCACCTGCCCGGATGCTTTGACTTTTTCCCAGTTGATCACGCCCTGATGCTTGGAAACATCAATCCCTTTTGCCATAATTTCAGATGGTTGCGGCTGTGCTTTTGCAATGCCGAAATAGCGGTAGAAATCGCTTGTCACCGTGTTTGTGCCTTTGATTTCATCACCATACCATTTTGCCACTGTTCGCACATCCAGATGCACCGAAGTATAAGCACCGGTGATATTGGCAATGCCGCTGAAACCCAAATCCTGAGCCTTACAGCACACCGTCTTTGCTGAAATTATGTTGCCAGACTTATCGTAGCACACCACGTCTGCCGCTGTGCCTTTGGTGTGCTGCCCGGTACTCGTACCGCCTACCGCTTTATCATGCTCAGGACAACGGTAACCGCTGTTGACGATGATCTTGCCGCAGTCCAATGCTGCATACAGCTGTTCCAGCTTGCTCACCAATTCATCCGAAATCAAAAAGTCGTGGCTTTTACCGCATTTACAACGGAATTCACGAGCGTTGAAGTGCTCAGTCAGTTGGGTGTTGTCCGTTGCTGAAAAACTCTTTACTGTCATATAAAACGACTCCCTTCTACAAAAAAAATACTTTTGAAAAAATCGAAAATTCGCTTGACTTTTCCACGAAAACGTGGTATAATGTAATTAAAGAAAGGGGGAAAGCAAATGCGGACAGGCGAATTAAAAAAGAAACTTCGCAAAGCCGGATGCTACAAAATCCGAGAGGGCGGAAACCACGAAATCTGGTACAGCCCCAAAACAGAAACAGCATTTTCTGTTGGACGGCATGACGGACAGGAAATCGCAACCGGAACCGCAAACAAAATCCTGAAGGATGCGGGGCTGAAATAAGCCCCGACCCTACGGGGTTTTCAAAATGGCAAGAAAGCGAACCATTCGCTTTCCTTGTCAACTTTTCAAATCCGCATTTGTACCCCCATTCAAAAACAAAAAGGAGCTGGTAAAATGGCGAAATACGTTTACCCTGCAATCTTCACAAAAGAGAAAAACAACGCTTATTCGGTTGACTTTCCGGATGTAGAAAACTGTTATACGTGCGGAGATTCTTTGGTGGATGCAATGGAAATGGCATCTGATGTCTTGGCAATGATGCTATGTTTCAGAGAAAATGAAAAGAAACCAATTCCGGTCGCTACTCCGATCAAAGAAATTCAAACAAATGCAGACAGCTTTGCAACCTTGATTCTTTGTGATACGACCGATTATCCTCTCGTGGAGTGTGAGCCGAATGCAGAATAACATCAAGAGAATACGGGAACAGAACGGCATTACTCGAAAAGAGTTAGCCGCTCTTTCCGGCGTACACTATAAGAAAATTACAGACTACGAAAACGACTACATCAAATTTGAAAATATCACAATCGGGAATCTGAACCGTATTGCAACTGCCCTCGGTGTTACACTGGATGAACTATGTAGAGAAGATTCCGAAAATCAGTAAAACAACTACTATAGAAAAATGCGGTACGCCAAAAACGACATACCGCATTTTTCATTCTTTTTCTTCTTTCTCGGATTCTAAAGCTTTTCGGAGCAAGCGTTTGATTTCCGTCTGCAAGGCTTTTCCCTCTAAGGCATCCAGAATATCCTTATCGCTTTTTCGATTCAGCTTCAAACCAATGAAACGTGTATTTTGCTTATCATACTTTTCTTGGGGTGTCAAAAAACCACTCCTAAAATTTTTTCTTGCCAATTCGGGCAAAACGTGATATAATTGTTGTAGCACGAAAAAGCGGTGGCAAGTCCGCTCTTTCTGTGTTTCCGTTGCCGACTGTTTTTCAGTCGGCTTTTTCTTTTAGCCCTGAAGCATCTGTTTCAGCTGTTCAATAATGGCTTGCTTTTCAGCCTCGGTTTTCGCATCCTCTAACTGCTTGATTAAAAGCATAATAAAGGATTTGAACTGCAAATCCGTCATTCCCATTTCCTCCATATGTGCCTCCTTTCCATATCCGCTTGCCCGGTATTCGTGGGTGGTTTCCCAATCCACTGTAATCATTATACCATAGGTTTAACCTATGGTCAAGGATTTTTTCTGGAAAGTGTGATATTTGTCGGAGTACACAAATTCGGTGCTGCTTTTTGTACGATAGCAATACCGTTTTCAATTGTCAAACAGCAGTACTACTCCTTGATTTCAGGTAATCCAGCCACGCTGGTCAGTACAGATAAAATGCCCGCCAGAAGTGCGGTACTGCCAACTACAAGCCAATTAACATCCTGCATGGTTGCTGCCACACCAACGGTCGCTATTGCTGTCTGGGCAATGGTTTTGATTGCCCGAATAACAGCAGCTTTCGTCCACTGTTTCCAATCTCTTTTCATACGGTTTCTCCTTTCTCGGTTGGCAGTGCCATGAATTCCTCGTGCAGATGTGTCATCACACCATTGCCGCCCAGTTCGTGGTACTGCCGGTACATATTTTCATAGTTTTCTTTCGCATAGATGGGTGCAAAACCTGCATCAATGTACTTGTTATAGCAGTGCAACATCCGGTCACGGAGCAGAGCTTGCACACCGTATTCCAGTGCCTTTTGTCGGGCATCCTGTTTTTGCATGCGGTTTAAAATCGACTTTGTGCCAATACTAAGAATGCCCGTTGCAGACAACACAGAAATCGCAATGGTGATAATCTCTCGAATCACACAGCTTCCTCCGTTTCTTTCACATCTTTCGTTTCTTTCTCTTCTTTCACATCATAATCGCCGGAAAGCAGTACCAACATTTCCGGCGTTAGGTCACCAGATGCAAAAATCTGATACTGTCCATTTTCCAGCTGCACCGCTTGAATTTTTGCGTTGCCCCAGCCTGTTCTTTGGATGGCTTTTCCCTGTTTCAATGATTCTACGGCTTCAATAATATTCACTGTATCATCTCCTTAAAGTAACGAAATTGACTGAATCAGCGGGTGACTGTTATTGCTCCGACCGACCCACACCAAATAGTATGTGCCAGCCGTTACGCCCTCGCAAGGTGTCAGCGTTGTGATATAGTCCGCACTGTACAGCCACTGCAAAGGCAAGTCCATATAACTGCCCTCTGTCTGTGCCTTTGTGAGGATGTCCGCAGCTGTGCCGGTGTCAGACTGTACCAAGCGTAAAATACCGACCTCTGTGCTACCAGCTAAAAAGCGGATTGCAATTTGCGTGGATGCTGTCACGCTGATCGGCAGCGTGCAACAGGTATAGCAGCTATAATCCCATCCAAAAACGGTTGTTCCGTAGTTTAAGGCATAGTTGTTCTTTGCACTGCAAAAATCTGCATGCAGGGCGGTAAAGTCCGCCACGCTATAAATTGTATCATTGTAAAGCAAAGATACAGTATCCCGATGGGAGACATCATATAACACGGTTGTGGTGGGGGATTCGCCGCCTGAAATCTCCAGAACCTTCGGTACAAGGGTATTGAACTTTTCAGATGCACTTGCTGAAATACCTTTTGCAGTCAGGTTCGCTGCAAGCTGCTGCCGCAGTTGGTTTAGTTTTGTCAGCTGCTCTGTAATTGTTGCCGCCATGTTACACCTCCACCATTGCAGACAGGGCTGCGGATAAATCACCAATGGTATCTTCTAAGGCTTTGATACGAGTTGCGAGCGTTTCCACATCCGGCGACAAATCCAGCACAAACAGCCCGTCCGGCACAATGTCCAGAGCGTTGTGAGATACGGTGCTGATGGACGGCAATACCTGCCATGTTTGCTTACCCGTTACTGTAACCAGCTTTGCGGTGCAGTATTTCGCTGATTCACCCTCTTCACATCCCGGTGTATAATCGCCCCAAGAGGCAGCGTCACCGTTTGTACCGTTTTTGACGGTCGCTGTGGTCGTTCCATTTTTGTCAGTAATAGAAATAACAGCCCCTGCGTCTGTTTCCGTTACGGTTGCAGTTGGAGAGTAACCGTCTGCACCATCCTTGCCGTCAACCCCGTTTGTCCCGTCTTTGCCGTTTACGCCGTCCTTGCCGGGTGTTCCAGGGTCGCCTTTTTCACCTTTTTCGCCACGTTCTCCCTTTGCTCCGGGTGCTCCCGGTTCGCCCCGGTCGCCTTTTTCTCCGGGTTCGCCTTTCGCTCCGGGTGCTCCCGGCTCGCCGGCATCTCCCTTTTGTCCCTTTAAGGATGTCAGCCAGTCTGCTTCTGTTCCGGTAAATCCATTCTGCAAGGCGACTTCATAGGCAGATTTTCCGGCTGCTCCACGGCTGCCCGTGTCGCCCTTTTCACCGTTGTGCAGTTCTGCGGTCGTTGTACCGGTTGCGTCTGTCACGGAGATGGTTGCACCCGTTTCCGTTTCTGTCACGGTTACCGCTGGGGAGATTCCATCTTTCCCGTCCTTGCCGTCTTTCCCGTTTTGTAGTCCGGCAGCTTTTTTCTCCAGTTCTTGTAAGAGCTGAGCATACAAGTCCGGTGTCGGTGGGATGGGTGTCACACTGTCAGAAACAAATCCAGAAGGCTTGATATGGAGGGAAACCGGAATGGTAGTTGCACGAAGAGCTTTCGTGTCGGAAGGAGCATATCCGAACACACTCAGTTTCATCGTACCGGCTTTGCATTCAGAGGGGAGCAGGCAGGATTTTCCATCCGTGCCTAAAATCAGATTGTAGGTTTCGCAACATTGTGTAATCTGTACAACTTTATGCAGCCCTTCCCACGCTCCGTCAAATACAAAATGCAGCGGTACAAAGGCAATCTGATCCGCTGCAATGGCATCCCGTTCCAGCAGTTCTATTCGCTGTTTCTGCACGAAAAATTTCATCATGCGGTTTCCTCCTTCCAATCCATGTCTTCAGAATCCCATACGAAAGACCCATCAATACAATTGATTCGTTGTAAATAGCCATTGTGGTAGTTGGTTTTTGCATCCGATGCCATCCAGTTGGTGGGCTTTGTGATGGCGTTCCACTGTTCTTTTGTGCCTTCATAGGTGATGGTGGTCAGACTTTCACAGTATGTCAGCATATTTTCCCCAAAGGTTCTGCAATTCGCAGAAATTGTAAGGCTGGACAATGCTGTACATCTTGTAAATGCAAAAGCACCAATGGAATCACACGCAACACGAGCAGTCTTCAGCTTTGCACAGCCGCTAAAAGCATACTTTCCCCACGTTTTCACGCTGGCAGGCACAGTGACTTCTGCAATGGCGGTGTGATAAAAGGCATATGACCGGATCGCAGTAACTGCCTGCGGAATGGTAACAGAAGTCAGACAGGCGGTATAGCCGATTGCAGCATCTTCCTGTGCAAAAGCAGAATCACCAATGCTGGTCAGTGTAGCTGGAAGAGATACCGTTTCTGCATTGGCACAATGATAAAACAAACGGTCACCCAGACCAGTAATGCCATTGCTAAGCACGATTTCCTTGATCTGATCGTTTTGATAGAACACAGAATCATGAGAAGTATAGTCATAGGTTGCACCCGTGCCACGCAGCAGCAGTTTGCCGTTGTCGTAGAGAACATAGTAGATGTTTTCGCCGCACTGTCCGGTTGCTATGATTTCGCCTGCCGTCAAGTCATCTACCTTGGTCTGCAGTTCGGAAATCTGGCTGTTCATTGCATCCAGCCGCTTTTGCAGTTCGTCCAGTGTGGCATTTGTCTTTGCCATTTCGGCAAGCATCTCGGTCACTCTGCACTTGCCAAGAATGCACTTGCAGTAACCGCATTTGCTTTCATCCTCCCGATAATCAATCACATCTTCTGCTGTCAATTCTGTTGCTCCGGCTCGCAGTCGAACTGCCGCCAAGGTCAAATAGGTGGTCACATTATTGTTGGTGAACGAAGGAATGACAGGTTCGGTGGCAGCGATTCCAGGCTGAATGCGAAGCCCGCAGGTTCGTGTGGAAAGGTCGCAGAATAAGGCAATGACTACATAGCGATCCAGCGATTCATCTACATAGGAAGCACAATCAACAGTATGCAGCGTATCACTGATGAGATAATGCCCGTTGATCCACGCCTTACCTGTGCCGAATGTAATGGATAAATTTTTGATCGTTGGTGCGAAACACTGCCGGTAAGTATCCAGAATTCCATTGCAAATTAAACTGGACAGATATGCCGTGAAATCTTCTGCGGTATATACCCGGTCGAGATTTTTTGCATTAAAAAATCCATAGGAAAAAGACATATGAATATCACTCCGTTTCTTTGAAAGTCGGGGTCAGACTTCTACCGTTCTGGTCGAAACTCTCCACCATGCCG